GTGAAGTAGTCATACTTTAATTTATTTTTTTCTTCTGTTAAAAATTTTTCTCCGATAATATCGGTAAAATTATTTTTTAAATAAACAGAAGTTCCAGCTGGATTGTCTTTGCTTAAATATATAATTGCAGTTTGTTTTGCATAACTATCTTTGTGAACCCAGCCATCGTGTTCCATACCTGGTGGTATTTTTTGAAAAAATATATCTACTTTTGCATCTAAATCATATTCAAAACCTGGAAAATTTATTGAACATATTTTTCTAACAACCCACTTTGAAAATTGTTCGTCTTCATAAACTAAATTTTTAGTTCGTAAACCTGGGTAGTATTGTGTTTCAACACTATGATCAAATGGAATTTTTAATAATCTTGTTAAAACCTCATCTGGATTACTAAAAAAATTATCAGAACAAGTAAAGGGGAAAAGCATTTTTTATTCAATATCCTCCATCTTACTTGATTTGCTTGTTAATTTTTGCACATCTTCGTTAAAATTAATGTTCCATTCAGCTACCATTTTAATTAAATTGTTTCCAAAATGTTTTAAAAATGTCGCTGACAAAAAAAGTTTTCCTTTATCGTTTATAATCTTTTTTTCTTTTTCAGAAAAAATTATTTCACAAGATCCATCTTTTTTATTTTGTTTAAATTCCATCTTTAGGTTCTCCTAGATAATTACGTTTATCCCATATATGATCTTTATACTTTCCATCTTGGTTTACATAATGTAAAAAAACTTGAGAGCTCCAATCACTTTTTAAAGGCTCCCTCCAATGTTCTACTTCAGTTCCTAAATAAATAACTGCATCTCCTGGTTTTAAATTAAAAGCATTATTTTCTATATAAATAGGCCACTCTCCTGGTTTATCACTATTTATTTGAATTGTTACACTAACCTCACAAGATGGGCGATCCACATGTTTTTCTAAAACAGCTGCGTGTGAATACATTCTCCAACAAGAATATGTTGGGAATAATTTTAAATTAGTATGTTTTTCCATTGTTTTAGTTTTAGTAAGAAGCAATGAATCAAACAAAGGATCTCCGTGAAAAAAAGTATCACGATTATTGTTTTGCACTGAATCAAAACTATTTAAATTATTTCTATGTCTAATAATCATATACTCTGTAAATAAATTTATTTCTTGTTTAGATAAAAACTCGTTTATCTTTAAATACTTAAAGTCTTTTCCTAAAGTGCCCATGCTATCACCGTATATCTAGTTCCCTTTGAAACTTTTTCAATTTGATGTGGAAATAAAAAATTACTTGGAAAAACAACCACCCTTCCTGGCACAGCGGACACGCTGCCTATTATTTTAGTTTTTTCTAAATTCCAAAAATTTAACTTACCTCCAACATAATCGTTATTTAAGAAATAAATAATAGTCAAAGTTCTTGGAGTGCTAAAACTGTGATCGGTATGGGGTAAGTAAAAACCTCCCGTATCGTATTTTAAAATTGACATATCCATTATTTTTTTTAATTGAAGATCATTTATTTTTTTATCTTTTTTATAAAATTCAAGAATGTCACAAATATCTTTTGTTAAAAAATTAAACCAATGAACATTTGACATTGAGTTTGAGTTTCTTTCTAAAGGTAAAATATTAGTGTTTCTAATTTCTTTATTAACTTCACCACCTTTAATTTTTTCATTAATTATTTTTGCCTCTCCAAGCTTAAATAAGTTTGTAAATTTTATTATACTTGAACAAACAGATGGAGTTAAAACTTCATCATATATTCCTATAACATCTTCTATTTCCATCTTTTTTTTCTCCAAAATAAATTTTGATATACGTTTATAAATTTTGTTTTAAAAAAATCTGTATACTTTTTACTTTTTATATTCATTTTCCAAGAATCTCTTTTAAAAGGAATTATTTGAACATAGGGAGTTCCTCTTTTTAAAATATCATCTAATTTAGGATATTTATAAGAATTTAATATTATTGGAAAATTAACTTCGTTTGAATAACAGTCCGTGTCTACAATCGCAGGTATTATTTCAAATCTATCATCGTGATTATTTAGTGGGGGAATAAATAAACAAGAATAACCGGGCGGAGTTTTTATAGTCCAAGGATTTTTAACTTTAAATATTCCAATATGTTCACCATTTTTTTCTGCATAAGGCCATCCCTCTACTTGAAATTTATTGTGAAAAGCCCCCTCTTCTTGATTGTAATTTAAATTAACTTTAAGAGCAGTTTCTTTATGCACAGGACACCCAAAAAAACTGTCTATTTTATTTATTTTTTCATTAAATACGTTATGTTTTACAGATATGTCTTGAGGTAGTTTTAATAAATAACCAGATGTTAAACTATCTAAAAAAGGTTTACACCCTTTTACAGTTCGAAGTTTTAAGTCATGTTTTAAATCTTTATACCAATTTGGTAAATTATGTTTTATCGGAATTGGTAAAATATCTTTATTTTGTTCTATGTAAGAATTTTCAACAGAAAACTCTATCTTTCTCTCGTTCATAAAAGAACTATAACATATTTTTAATCTTAGTAAATAGGAAATTGAAGTCTATGTT